GTAATTGACAAACACACACAAGTTCCAGATTTCAAAAGAACTGACAATACCGGAACAGTCAATGGTAGACCAACTGGCAGTGTATGGGTAAAAACAACAGAACCAAACGCTGGCGCACGTTGGAGAGTAAAAGCATGGAACTCTGCTACAGAAGCATGGGATAGTTATGATGCACCATTAGCACCTGATGCACAGACTGCAATCGCAGAACTTGATGCAGCCGGTGGCGGTGCAAATTTAGCACTAGGTTCAGTTTATGTAGAAACAGATTTAGATGATATTCCAGGTTATCCAGCAGCAGATTTTCAAATTTATAAAAGATGTGCAACTGGTGCTACTGAAGTATTAAGTGCTAAAGTAGAAGCAGGCGATGTTGCAGCAGGAACTTATCAGCTATTTTTACAAGAAACTGTAAAAGGAAATGCAAACTTGACAGCAGCAATCACTGTAAGTATAGTTGCAACAGGATTGGCTACTGATGCAGATGTAATTGCAAATGCAATAAATTCAGCAGGTCTTACAAATACAGTAGCAAGTGTAGACAGCGGCAACAGAGTAAAAATATCACACAGAATAGGTGGAGATATTGTTGTTGTAGATGCAGGCGGATTACTTAATTCAATTGGTATAAAATCATCCGGACCAGCACCGACAGCAAACTATTATTCAGAAGGTGGAAATCAATGGAGAATATCTAATTGGCAACCACTTGTTTACACAGCAAGCGATGATGCACCTACAGCAGTAGCAGCAGACGGAGCACTTTGGTATAACAGTTTGATTGACGAAGTAGATATTATGGTTCATAATGGAACAACATGGGTTGGCTATAAAGATGGAACTTCTCCATATTTTGCTAATAACACAGATGTTGGAGGACCACTTGTATCAGCATCAGCACCAACCAAACAAAGTGACGGTAATGCACTTGTCACTGGAGATGTTTGGATAAGCACTATGGATTTAGAAAACTATCCAAAAGTTTATATTTACAATAAAATATTAGCAGATGCAGGTTCTAATCCATGGGTAGAAATTGATACTACAGATCAAACTACTGAAAACGGTATGCTATTTGCAGATGCACGTTATAACACAACTGGTGCAAATAGCGGAGAAGCAGGC